CGGAGACTTCAAGGCATTCCAAAGCAATGTGGCAGATATCGGCGAAACATTGAGGTCTGTACGAGAAGCACCAGAAGGAACTATTCCTGACCTTAGCACCATCGGTGAAAACATTGACGCTCTCGACGACTTGTTCCTGAGACTTAGGGGCATAGAAGCAAGAGGCATGTACAACAATGTCTTCGATAAGCTAGGTAACGCATCTTACAATCTTGACAATATTCGCGAATTAATTCCAAAACAACAACGCAGTATCATCCCTGTCACAGGGGCCGACGCGACTCCTACAACTAAAATTGAAGGCGCTGCTCCTGCACCGAAGCGCGGCGAAGGAATGGTTGCACCCCTCATTGATGACTTGATGAGTATGGGCAAGGTTCAGAAGGACGGCTCTCGCATCCTTACTCCTCAGGGCATTAGGGCTGCTGTAAAGAAGTTCCAAGACGACAACCCCGGTTTTGAATTTGACCCTGCAGACATTGATACCCCTGCTAAACTTCTTCAGATGTACGCTACTCGTTTCGGACAGCTGGCCCGGGACAACTTTAGCACTGCGGGTGCTACACCTGACCCTGCCCAGTTCCGGCAAGCTATGACAATGCGCGATGCTCTGCTTGAACTCATCGGTAATCCTCGTGAAGAAGTGTCTGACATTGCCGAAGACTTGGCCGCTGCAAATGCTTTCTATAAAGAGACATTTGATTTGTCGAGCACGGACCTTCAGATTCAGGCGCGTAACGCTCGCAGAGGTCGCATCACTCCAGAAACAGCTACACTTCCAGAGGCAGTAGCCACCACCCCTGCAGGAACAGGACGAACCGCTCCTGCAACTGTAACGATGGAAAACATCAATGAGCAGGAACGCTACGTGCGCGAGGCTTTAGATGGGATTGTAGAGCCTGAGTTTTTAACAGAAGAGATAACTGGGGCAGGAACACAGCTTCAGGAATACTTCATCAATGTGCTAGCAAGTAAATTGCGCAGAGGTATGCCTACGGGTGCAGCAGATGAAGTTGCACCTAACGAAGTCATTAAGTTCCTTGATTCTTTTGAACCTCGTCAGCTACGTGCCCTTGGCCTTGATGCCGATATGGAAGCAGCGGTACGTAATGACGCGGAACTGCTTGCCAAGATGCAGAAAGACGGAACACTTTCTCAAATACTGATGATGCCTCGTACATCTCAAGTTGCTGACATATTCCAAGATGTTATGCAACTAGGAAGCATGTCGGATTTCCGTATAGCCTTCGACCAGCTTGAGGCAGTTGTACGTAGAGCACCTACGCCCGAAGCTAAGAAGGAACTTAGAGACAACTTAAGAGCAGGACTTCTGGACCACATCATGTCCACTAACGGCGTGTTTGTTAGGGTTAACAAGCCTAGTGCTTTTGGAGATGTTGGTGAATTTAACATTGATTGAAGAAAGTTTCTAGAGATCATTGACCGTCTTAAACAAGTGGGGGCATTTGAAGCTGGAGGAATACTTGGCCCAGACGAAGCCCTAAAAGTACAGCCGCAACAGTTGCTTGAGACGATGGCAGAGTACGCCGCTGTAATCAATCCTGCGGGAGCAGATGCAGGTTCTGCGCTTGCGGGTGCACAGATTATCGGTGAGATGTTCACACTAGACCCTAGCAAGTTTATCTCTGGTCTCGCTAGACGCGGTTCACAGGCACGTATCGCAAAGCTTCTTGCCAATGATGAATTTGTGAAACTTGTCACAGGGACAGGTAAGCCTATGTCTCGTGCAGAGAAAATTAAACTACTGTTCTTTGGTAAAAGTTCATTGGGAAGCATCCTAGCAAAGGCTGCCACAGAACAACAAAGGCCAGAGGACGAACAGACAAACGCCCTACTGGCCAATGAAGTAGACTCAGATTTTGCAAGAAAGATGGGACTATACGGTAGCTATCCTTAATTAAAAGTCTTCACAACTTCCATCTCTTCGATGCGCGTCCATGCTATATTAGCTGCGGCGCGCATTTTTTGTGTGCAATCCCTGATATAGTCGTAGCTTTCTTGACTAATCTTAACATCCTTCGTGTTAAGCACGGGGATGCTGTGCATCTCCACCATATCCTCTAGTATTTCATCCCATGTGTACTCGCTAAACGAGGCCTCACAGTCATCCGCAGAGGATATGGTGATGCCGATACCTTGTTTGGTAGGGGCAATGTGAACATCAAGTTCACTGAGAACTGACAGAACTTTCGTCGCTGACATCGTTTTTCCTTTGAAAAGCTTTGATTACGTCCGTTGAAAACAACTTCTGTATGTTGAGGAGATACATGCGAGATGCAAAATTGTCGCCGCCCTTGACGGACTTCTTGTAGTCTAGATTGTCAATGATACGGCGTAGCGCGTCTACATCGAACACCAGAGTGGCAAAAGTCTCGTCCCCAATACAAAGATTGTGGAACCAGTAGTCTGCCTGTGTGGCCGCGATACCGCTTGGCTTACCATAGCACTCGTATTCGATGGCTATGTTGCCGGTACGCATCCACATATCGCGTTCTGACTTTACTTCAATCTTTTTGTCTTGGAGCATCTCTGCAATACGTTGCTCCCGCACTTTGCCGTATTGCAGGTCGATATCAAATTTCTTTCTGTCGCTGAACGACGGTTCAAGATTTTGCATTTAATCTTTCCAGATTTTGGAAGTAGCTAGAGTTGTATCCTCGTAGCCACTCCTTGCCACGAAAAGAAGTGGCAGAGTAAGGATTTGCCATAATGAAATACTTACCCTGTTTCTTCTCGTATCTATAGAAGGCTTTCCTGCCCTCGTGGTAGAAGCGTTCTGCTGCGTCCCTTACCATAGTGACCCCTGAGTACTGCTGATGTCCACAACTTCGCATGAGTCAGCTGTACATGCCAGCGTCTGCATGGAAACCGTATTGTCCTCTTTCTCATAGTCAGAAAGCTTAGTCCAATCAATGTGAACCGGCATCTTCTCAGCGGCGACTTCATAGTCATCCTTAGTGCAGTCCTGGTACGGCGCTTGCTCGTACACATGGTCGCTACGCGGCAGGAATGACAAGCCAGACGCAATGTCGAAGTTCTTGTAAATCCATCCACCAACTTCCAGCCACTCGTCATCACTCACAGATACAGTGATGGACGGCTTATGCTCACACCAATGGTTAGCATAGACCTTCCAAAACTCCAGCTGTTCGATGGCACTCATGTCGTCGCGCGTGATGCAGTTCTCAGGCGACTGTACTGGGAAGCTGAACACAGTGTTGTTCGGGTTCCAATTGTCGTCTTCGCACGGAATGCCCTGCTCCATCATGAACTTTGTGAGCGGGTCTTTCTTATCACCACGCACCGTACGGATATAGTGCTTGCTGTGACGTGCATGGATACCAGAAGCCGAGTCAGTAAGCTGTGAGACAGTGCCAGAAGGCTTAACGCAAGTGATTGCTGCAGAGTAGTTAATCTTAAGCGTATCAGCAAGCTTCTGGTTTGTATCCACGGCTACCTGCCGCAACTCCTCAAGAATCCCTGCAATGTTAGCACCGTACTCTGCGCTGGTACCATTAAGGATAGCGTTGTCCATGATGCCTGTCATCGACACACCCAGCAACCGCTCTTCCTCAGTGTTCTTCTGCCAGATGCGGCGCAGATAAGGGAACGTCGTAAGCGTAGACTGCCACGTACCGATGATTGTGGCGATACGTACCTTGTTACGCAGAGTTTCTACAGTGTCGGTACCACGCACAATAATCTCTGACAGGTTACAGAACTGGTATGGACGTAATATAATTTCACTACAAGGGTTTGTACCGAAACTATGTTGCGTATCCCGCCGTCCGTTCTCTCCCGCCTTCTTCTGTGCTGCACCTCGGTAGAACATACCACGCTCACCAGTGCCCGATTGCGCGAGAGACAGCCATTCACGCATGAAAGTCTGCATATCTGGCTTCTCTGTGTAGGCTACAGAGTTGTTTGCCATCTGTCGCTGTGGGTCAGTCTCCCAGAACGCGCCGACTTTTGCGTGACGCATCCGGTCATCCGACAGGTTAGACAGGCTAATCATGGCTGAGCGGCGCACACCACCAGACACAACGACTTCGCCAATCTTACACATGATGTCATGGCACTCAAGGCTGGACAGCCGACGGCCGGCAGCTTTCTTGAACGTCTCCACTGTGAACCGGAACAGGTCATCCAGCGGAGCGGGGCCGCTTGCACGTCCACCAAAGGTCTTCAGCTTGGAGCCAGCAGGGCGTACCTTGCTCATATCCCATGTAGGAATCTCGCCAGTCCACAGCAGCGCCAGCAGTTTACGGAAAGACTTAGCCCAGCCTTCCTTGCTGTCGCGTACAACGAGGACTTCTTCGGCGTCGAACATCAGTTCGGGTACCTCTGGCAATTTAGATATGTATTGCCGCTCCACAGAGAAGCCTACACCGGTCCCGCACATCAAGATGTACATAGCCTCGTCAAAAGCCTTAGGGTCGTCTACGGGCAAATAAGAGCAGTTGTAGCCAGCGGTGTTGTCGCGCTCCAGCGCCTTACCAGCTGTCATCATGGCTCGCATAGACGGCATCACTTCAGAATGCAGGATAGCTTCCCGCACTTCTTGGAAGATAGCCTTTGGAATCTTATGCCCATGCTTCTCAAGCAGAGAAGTCTTCATATAGTTCATGTATCGGTCAACAGTTTCGTGCCACTCTTCACGACGACCTTCTTCTTCAAGCCATCGCGCATATCGCGACTTGTGAATAAATTGTTGATAATAAGTTGGTAGTGTAATGTTACTCATGTGTCCTCACCGTTATCTTAACAGGGTCGATACCTTCTATATCGTACAGCAAGTCTTCGACATATTCTTCAACAATATCGGAGACTTCGTCTATGTCAACGTTAAACTCTTCTAAATCAATTTTAGCTGCAATGGCAATATTAGCCCGTATCTTTGTCCTGCTCATTTTCTAGTACCAAGATTAAGCGGTCCAAATAGAACCGCGCTTTCTGCAAGTCCTCTACGGGCTTGCCCTTGTAGCGATACCGCCACAAGTATTTAATAATATTACCCTGTAGGTAATACTGATAGCCATCGCCAGTGGCGGCTTGGATAGCATCCAAGCACTCTATGCCACTGGTGTTGTAATGAGATGGGTTGTTCACTGCATCTTCTTTCATGCGGCGCCTCATATATGCTTCGTGACGTTCCTGCATATCAATCACAGGAGTTGTAGCGTGACATTGTAGCTACATACACACCGCTATCTTCTCGTGCCTTGGACAAGATGTGAGTGCCATACCCAAGCGGTGGGTAGGCTTGCTTGTAGTTCTCAATCTTCTCCTGCAACTCTTCGTCAGTGTTTGCTCTGATTACGTATTTCACTTCCTTAGCCATGATACGTCGTCCTTATAGCCGTTCCAATCTGTTGTGCAATCTGCGGGACTATGGCGTTGCCTAGTCCTTTAAGTCGGTCCACCCTTTTGGGTACCCCATTAGCCACTCTACCCACGTTGGGTTCAGCGTCCCAGTCCCACTCTGGCGTACCTCTGGATGATTGCCAAGCATTTTCTGCATCTTGTCGCCTGGTTGCCCCGCCTTGTGCTCGCTGGCTGACGGTGTCGGCCACATCTTCACTGCTGCGCACAGATACTTCCTGTCCTGCATATGTGTGTGGCTCTTGCTCCCCACTGGGCCGCAGTCTTTGTACTCCGACGCTCGTGGCGTTGGCCACATCCGTACTTGGTCCGCTAAGTTGGCTCCAAATTTCAAGTTGGGATTCGTCTTGCTGACTCTCCGTCCCTTCTCGTCCAACTCCCTCGGACCCCCTGTCACATCCGTTGTCCTCGGTGTAGCCCACAATCCAGAGTCTGTCTCGTCTGTGGGGAGCACCGACGCCGCAAGCTGGAACAATAAACGTCCTTGTGGTGTAGCCTTCGGCTTCCAAGTCAGCGAGCACTGTGTCGAGTCCCAAGCTGACGTGACCATAAACGTTTTCGAAAACTGTCCAAGTGGGTCTTTTGTGTGCAACAATTTGGCGGATGTACGGCCAGATGTGGCGGTCGTCTTGTTCGCCTTGCCTCTTACCCGCTGACGAGAAGGGCTGGCAGGGGTATCCTGCGGTGAGGATGTCGCAGTCTGGAATAAGTCTCTCTGGGTCACTCGCTAGTTCCTTTACATCAGAGTGAATGGGGACATCGGGCCAATGCTTCTGCAGCACCTGTCGGCACCACGGCTCTATGTCACAAAACAAAACTGGCCTTGATAGGCCAGCCCACTCGAAACCGAGGGCAAAGCCGCCGATTCCGCTACACAGGTCTACGTGCCTCATCACTCATGCTCTCCACCGTTGCCACGGCCCAGCGTACCGAAATACTGTGGGCGTCTATTGGCTGTTTCGAACACAGTGACTGTGATAACGATACCTGCTATCAAGACTGCATGAATTAGTGCACTGATTCCAAATACAAGAATGGAACCTAAGTACATAGAAAATATGATGCACCACATCCATGCCAATATCTGCATGACTAGATGTCGGGTGTTCATATCGGGTATTTTACTCAGTGGATTGTATCTGGAATCCATAAGCAAATGCCAACTGCTATGAACGAATTTCATTACAGTCTCCTCAGTGTTGTGTGATTACAAGTTCAGTTTCCTCAAAGCTTTCGCGTCCCATGTCCAACACGGCTTCCATGTCGTTAGTGGCTTGGAACGCCATACCGCGAGTCAGCAGGGTGTAGAACACCAAGTCTTCCTCGCTGAGATTCTCATCAGCACGATGATAAATCTCAATCTCAAATCCCCCGTCTTCGGCGTCGTCATGACGTACGATTACAGCAGAGTCTCCAGGATTCAGTTTGATTTCTTCTTGCACGATACCATCCTTATGAAATGCTCTGCATCAACGACTGCTAGAGGCTTTTTGTGATTCATCTTGATAACGAGTAGCGGCTCGCCACCAGACTCATGCCCAGTGGCTTGCTCATAGTAATTGTACAGTGTCGTCATCCGCTCAGTGTTCTTACATTCTATATCATATGAGAACCTTGTGAAAGCGGCCGTAGACAGCTGTACATCGACTCCATTGACGCCCATAGGGGTAGACCTAACGTCAAGGTTGGTCAGCCCCTTATAGACGTTCAGAAGCTGCTCAACCACCCACTGCTGAAGCTTCCTGCCCTTTGCCTTCGCCGACCTCGGAGACATCTTCTTCTTCGACGAAGGCCATCTCGAGGTCGATCTGCGTGAACTCGGGCTGGCGATCCACCCGGAGGTCCTCGTCACGGAAGCAACGGCAGATCTGCATGTAGCGGTCCATGCCAGCGACCATGAGGATCTGCTTGAAGATCTGCGGTGACTGAGGCAGAGCGTAGAACTTGCCGTGATGAATCCGGGAAGGCACGAGGTAATCTCGGGCACCTTCCGGAGTCGATGCCGTCAAGATCGGCGTCTCGATCTCCAGGAAGTCGAGTTCGGCGAGCGCCTTCCGAGCCGCGAGCATCACCTGGTGACGGACGACGAGGTTGTGCTGAAGCTCGGGGCGACGGAGATCGAGGTAGCGGTGCCGGA